TTTTTAATCCCTCAAAGGTTAAACTTGATGGTTCTGTACCAATATACTTTTTTCGTGAACTTGCCAGAAAACCTATGAGTCTTCCACCCCATCCACACGACATATCCCAAATGGTATCTCCACCAAACTTCTCGTATATTAGTTTAGCAGCAGTTGGTCGGAAGTTACTGACAGATTGTGTACCTGTATAAATCTTTATGGATTGTCTAAGTCTGTTTTCTTTAAAGGTATTTTTTTCCATACCTTCTTCACCCTTAAAATGTGTTGTATTCCACTTCCAACATTTACGAATAGTTTTCTTAAACTTATCATCGTCATTATAGATGTCCATCGGTGACATCTTAGCATTACCACATTTAACCTCCCAAAAATGTGGAAAGTAAGTCCAAGCTAATCTTAAACAATGCATTGTCTGAACAATTTTATTATCTTTAAATATTCTATTAACATCAAACCTTTGAAGTTTTCTCATATGGTCGTGTTTCTCTTCTTCACGAATAGTATAATGCGGAAATCCATGTCTTCTATAGTAATTAAAAATAACTTCTATTCCGTAATCAACATCTACATTACGAATGTCGCTGATAACTCTCTCAAACTCGACATCTTTTTTGTTATATCCAAAAACATCTGTTAATATATAAGGATTATTATTCACTCATTAAATCCTCATAACGAGCAGACAACATGGTCTTAACTTGATTATCTCTATTGTTAATCTTATGTTGAACACCCTTACCTTGAACAGAGTTACTTTCAAAGATTTCTATCTTACCGATATTTGTATTTATCTTTGCTGGATAAGTTAAACCATCAGGACCAAATCTGTTTTTGATAACATGAAATCTACCGGTGTTACCTATCTTATCCTCTATCTTTCTACTTAACGACATAACAAAGTCTGCTGTCATTACCTTTGAGTAACTTTCAGCAACCTTACTAGCCTCAATAACATCCTCATCCAAAGCACTTCTATTAGCTTGTGATGCCGTCCATACTGGAACTTGTAACTCACCAGCCATACCTCGTAAATCCTCATAGATATTCCCAAGAGCGTGTCTCATTTCGGTAGCCTTACCTACATCTCTCATAATATCAGCATAATCAACCAATACCATATCTACTTTCTTACCAAATGTAACCACTTTTTTAAGATGAGCAGAAAGTGTATTTACCGTACAAGATTTTGTTGGGTAATATTTAATGGTTAAATCACCTTCTAACTTAAATAACTTTTCCATCACTTCTTCTTTATGATACTTTAGATTCTGACTTTCTACACCACTAAAGATACTATCATATCTTAATCCTACATAAGCCTCATTTAACTCCAAAGTATAATGAACTACATTTAGTCCTTGTGATAAAGCGTAAGCACCCATAGCACTTAACACCCAAGATTTACCAATACCAGCAGGTGCCACAACAACCCCAAGTTCTCCAGCACCTAAACCACCTTGCATCAACTCATTCATTATATCCCAAGGCGTTGGTGAAGTTACACGAGCAGATTCTTCGTATCTTTCTTCTATATCTTGTAAATAGTCATGTCCCAAATCTCTTTCCACACCAGCTTGCATAGCAGAGTCAATAAGTGCTTTTATCTCATCTGTATTACCATCCACCTCTAATATCTGTGCTGATTGAATGACAGCATCTTTTAACACTTGTGTTTTGTGAAACTCTAATGCTTTATCTTTAACCCACTCTAAATCTTCTGCTTCCATACTCTTAAAAACTTCTTTGAGCGAGTCTTTTATATTTACTTGCAGTAGTTCAGATTCTACTTCCTTTACATTAATCTTAAAAACCTCCATCGTAATGGTTGTTTTATATTCTTGATAATATTCTCTTATCTGTTTTACAATCCACTTAAACCCATCGTTATCAATATACTTTTCATCTAGTATATCAACGATTTGTTCTAAGAATAGCTTATCTGTTATTAAACAGACAATAAACTTTGTCTGAAAGCTGTATCCAAATTCTGAAATATTTTTTGTTTTACTCATTTTTTGTTTTTCCAATAATGGTCAAGGATATTGAACTCTGTTATCCAATTATCAAAGTTAGGTATTTGTCCCCATAATTTATCCTTTACAAACAAAGTTTGCAACTGATATTTTACTAATTCTGGTGCCATACCTCTGACCGAATCTCCTATTTTTAGTTTTGTCTGATTTTTAATATCAGGATTTGATAACTGCATTAATAGGTAGTTCCTCTTTATTATTAATTCATTATCTTTTATCATATTTGATATTCTCGTATCCCTAGATTTAGCCATATCTAAAAGGTCTTTAGTTGTAAAGGTTCTATCTTCAACTAACAATGGAAATTCTTTAACTAAAGTCTTTACACCTATTCCCCTTACGCCAGGTATATCATCTGATTTATCTCCATCTATTACCCTACAAGTTAACACATTTTGTGGGTAAACTCCAAACTCTTTTTTCACTAATTCTCTATCATATAGTATTTTCTTGGTTGGAGAATAAAGTTTTACCCTTTCATCCACTAACTGATAGAAATCCTTATCAGAAGACATTATGGTAAACTTACTATCTTTAAGGACAACACTAGGAATGTAACTCATTATGTCATCCGCCTCTAAGTTATCAATAGACACAATAGTTAGAGGTAAACACTCCAAATACTCAACTAGTCGTTTAAGTTGCATTCCCATACTCTCTCGTTCATTGTGTGGACCTCCACCCCAATCTACAAGACGATTTAGTCTGCTTCTAACTTTACGACCAGCTTTGTATTGTGGATATATCTTTTGTCGTGGTTTAGAAGAGTTTTTGCCGTCAAATACAATAATACAACGAGTTGGTTTAAACTTGTTAATTGTATATCTTATCGATTTTAAAAACCCTACTAAACCACCTACATGAGCACCATCCTCGTTCAAAGAGGGATTGACGCTGAAACTACGAATAAATGTATTGAAACCATCGACCAATAAAACATGGTCGTTTAAACTCTTAGTCTCTGGATTTACATCAATCTCTTCTTTGACCTCATAGAATCTTTTTGTTAATAGATTCTTATCGGATTTACTCATCCGCAAACCCATCTTCTGTTGTTACATCATCAATACCAAGTTGAGCAGAGTCATACTTTAATATTAACTTTTCACAGATAGATTCGTATATGTGTTTTTGTGTTTCCTCATCGGAAATCAAAGCACCAAAGTCTTTTGATTGAAACTTATGGTCTTTACCATTCTGGTCGGTATAAGTATACCAAGCACCAGCTTGTTTAACTAACTTATGGTCTTTCATTATAGTTAGCCAACTACCAAAGTCATCAATACCCTTGTCAAAGTATAAAGGAAACTCTGCACTTCTTAAAGGTGGACCTAATCTGTTCTTGATTACTTGAGCTCTTATCTTAATACCAATAGTATTCTTTTTGGTATCTTTGATTTGTCCCATATTCTTTAAACGAATACGAGTAGAAGCATGGAAAGGAAGAGCCTTACCACCACTTGTTGTCCAAGGATCACCGAACATTACACCCATCTTTTGTCTTAATTGATTTGTGAAAATCAAACATACCCTTTGACGAGCAGTTAATTGAGTTATCTTTCTCATAGCTTTAGATAAGACGATAGCTTTACTTGTAGCCCAACCATCCTTATCAAAGTCAGCATCCATCTCTACCTTAGTAGAAGCAGCAGCTAAACTATCTACGAGAATCGTAACCAATCGGTCATTGTCTGATTCCCTTATTTTTGTTACAATTGTTTCAATCGCATCAAATATATCCTCAACAGTTTCTAAGTGAATATACATCATAGTTTCTGTATTTACACCTATTGACCGTAAGAACTCACTTGAAACAGCAGATTCAGTATCAATATAAACAGCTAAACCACCTTTCTTCTGTGTAGAAGCAAGAGCGTGAGCACCGATAAGTGATTTACCAGTTCCCTCTAGTCCATTTATTTCAGTAATCCTACCAGCAGCTAAACCACCATTAGGTCTGTTTGATATTGCTAAATCTAATAAGGTAGAACCCGTTCCAACCCAATCTGTAATATCGGTTGGTGTTTCTTGAGCACCATCTAAGAAGTAAGCAACTTGATGTGATTTAAATTGTTTGTTTAGTTCACCGGCAAGGATACCGGCTAATTCATCTCTATTTGACATTTATTTCTCCAAAAAAATGAGGTGTGCCGGAAAAAGGAGGAAACCAGCACACCTCGACCACGCGGTTAATTACGAATTAAATAACTTATCGAAATCATCTTCTACATTAGAAGATTTTTCTGTAGCAACCATTTCTGGTTCACTTGTGGTTTCTGTTGAAGAATCTTGTGGATTCAAGAAACCTGATAAATGTTCTTTTAACTCATCATAAGTTGGTTCATTATATAACTCTGTCAAATTTGGTTGTGTCTCCAAAAGTTTCTGAAGTGTAGTAGAATCATCAGAAAGATTTGTTTGGTTTGGTTTGACACGAATAGTTGTCTTACCATACTGATTACCAGCTTCAGCAGGTGTTTGTCTTTCAACAACAATATCACGACCTGTTGTAGAATCGGATATATCACCGTAATCTGGATCAGCAATTATACCAAGAAGTTCTTGATATACAGTTTTACCAAAACCCCAAAACTTAACACCTTCACTCTCTTCACCACGAACAATGACAGGAACAAAAGTTCTCATCTTTGGTTCGATTCTCTTACCTTGAATCCATTCATCTTTATTGCCAGAACCTTTAAGTTTGTCAGCAAATTGTTGAACTGGATCAGGTCGTCCAAATGATAAAGGTGATAACACCGTTTTATTTGGTACTAGTGAGTAGTGAAAGAAAAGCTCACTAAAAGGATTGCTCTTATTATGTAAATAAGGTACTATCCTAATTTGTGATTTTCCAGGTTGAGGTTTCCAAAAACTATTTGTAGTAGTGCTTTGTAACTGATTGAGACGGCTTTTTATAGCATCTAAGTCCATTATGTTTCTCCGTTATGTTTATTTATTATTATTAGTATTACGAGTATAAATATTCATTTAAAATATTTACTTGTAACCTATTCGTATAATATACGAATTTTTTTATTAAAAAACAAGCTTTATTTTCGATTTTTTAATCTCTTTATTTCTAGCTTTAGTTTTTTTAAATCTTTATTCATTTTCTCATATCTCACATCATATTCTTGTGATTGTTCCTCTAATTTACTAAATCTTTCTTCAATTGTCAAGGGTTTTGTTCTGTAAGCCATAAATTGTTTATAGACCATGTCAATCATCTTTTCCTTATCTACGACATTTGATGGAAGATTAGCTTTATTTGTTTCATACCACAATATAACATCTTTCTTCCAATTATCCAAGTCTTTTATTGAACTATTTTTTATGTCAATGTGAGGTAAAGATGTTAGTGGTTTCTTGTAGTCTATCGGTTCTGCTTTAAGAAACTTTTTAATGTCCTTTATATCCTTATAACCTAAAAGGGTTGTTCCTATGTTTGAGTTATACATTAGTGGAACAACATTCTGTAGCTTATTCATACGAATGATATTATCGTAGATTGTTTTTGATTTTTGGTCGTCAATAGAAAGTATTTCTATCTTTTGTTCGTCATTTAATGTTTTATTTATTTCATCAATGGACGGTTTCATCTTTTGACACCAGATACAACCACTTCTGGTGAAAAAATATATTGGTGATGCCATTTATAACTCTATTATTTTAAGTATTCTTGTAGGTATTTTCTGTAATCCTTCCTTATTGGAAATCAATATCATATTTTTATAGGTATCCCATTCTACCTGATAGTTTGTGTCTAACACACCATTGTTTATGGTCTTTATCAGCTCGTTTAGGGCGTTTATTGTATATAGTGTATTTGTAATTTTCTTTCTGTGTAAGGAGATGGTATTACTTACTGCATTAAAATCTATTTTTTCTTCTCTATCTACATTATAAGTACAAATTAACTCTTTTGTTTTTTCTTCGTTTTGTAATACATAAATTTTATCAAATACAATCTTAAAGTTTTTCGTTATATCACGAATTGATTGCTCAAGATTGTGTTGAGTTGTAAATGTACATAATAGTTGTGTTCTCATTATTCTTTTTCCATCCTTTTAGCGTCACGCTCGTCTTTTTCTTTTTTTAATTCTTTTGAAAGTTTATTTAATTGTTCAGGTGTCCATTTATCTGTATCAAACGAACCCACTTTAAGTGCTAATGCCATAAAAGATGTTTGCCCTAACTCCATAACAGGTGCTGAGCCAATACCTCTTGAGCGACCTGACATATAAAACAAGGGGTATTTCATTTCGTTTTCATGTTTAAATAATATTTCACCGGAGTCATAGTTTATTTCTATCTTATCAGCCATAAATTCTTCTAAATCTTTTGGCTCTTTCTTTTTATTTCGTACCTCATCTATTCTTTCAAGCAAGACCTCACCAAACTCCGTTCCAAATAAATCTGTTAAATTTTTCTCATCTAACACAGCACCATCGGGTGGAATACCATACATTGTTACAAAATCATCAACTCCACCTAATTTTAATGTTTCATTAAGCCCTAAAGTATCTAAAACATGCATTGACTTTAAAACATGCTTATTCATACCCTTTTTAGCAGAGTCTGATTTATTTAAAACTGAAAAAGCCTTTTGTGTTAAAAAATCATCAGATTCTCTAATATATTTTTCACCTTCTTTATCCTTTAATTTTAAAAGACGATGTAGAGACTTCATTTCATCGCCAGATAAAGTTCCACTATTAGCTTTCTCTAGCAGATTTTGAGAATTTTTTAGAATATCCATATATGCTGTTGGTTTACCACCACCTAAACCTACTTTTTTTATTTCATCTGGTTTTAAACTATTGGTTAATTTTAAAATTTCTTCGGCTGAATATTTGCTAGAAACTTCTTTAAATCGGTTTGATCTATCTACATTGTAATTATCAATTGACATAGCCTCTACTAGTTCAGCATGTTCTTCATCAGGCATTTGTTCTTTTAATTTATCTAATAGTAAACCAGATTGTTTAGCCCAACCACCATTATTTAAAAATACACTTCCATCTTGTTTTAGTGATATCCCTACATTCCTACCATCTTTAGTTCTAACAAACATATCAGCTGATGTCTCTAGTTTTGTATCCACACCAATAGCTTCCCTACCTTCAGGTGTATCCCAAGAAACATCACCAATGTTTTCTACACCTATTTTTTCTTGAATAGAATTTAAAGTTGATGTAGTAGCATTTACCCATTTTTTGTCTAAGAAAGTATCTTTATCATTAGCAATATCCATTAACTCATTTTGAATTTCATCTATTGATTTTCTATCTTGTAACATACGGATACCTGTATGAACAGCTGCTTCACCAGCTCTTGATGTATCAGTTCCCAAACCAACTCCCGCACGACCACCAGATTCTTTATCTTTTTTTGCTTGAGTCTTAGTATACCTCAAAGTATTTTCTACAGTTTCATGATCTTTTGATAATAAATTTTCTTTTGATTTTAATTTTTGTTCTTTATTTTTTTTACTTTCAATATCGTCTTTTTTCTTATCTTCTGTATCAAACGGATTAGCATCTATTGACATTTTTTTTGTTGGTTCTTTTTCCTCTTTATCACCATCATCCTTCTTTTCCACTTCCTCATATCCACCATCTTCTATAGCTTTATCTCTACTTTCCTCTGAACCAAAGGCAGCTACATTACCAGTTTTTTTGTTTCTAGCTGTGAATGTTTCTTCCTTTTCCATTACCAACATTACACTATCTACTATTTCAGTACTGATACCCTTTGATAAGCATATCTCTTTTAGTAAGGTTAAATGGTAAGCGTTCTTTGGATTAGGTACACCGGTAGGTACAATTCTTCTCCACTCTATAAAAAGACTATCTAGGTTAAAACTCATAATTTTTCAATGTCCCATATGTATTGCCAACTTTACTATGAATAATAAAGTCATCTTCTTGTAAGATGTTTTGGATTTGTTTTATTGTTTCCTTCCCATCCTCTTTGGCGTAATCAAATAAAAAACTATCATAGTTGTAATGAACTATGTTAGTCTTCTTCTCTAATAAATATAAATGTAATTTGTTTAAAATAGTAACATTCCGTTCTGTTTCATACGATTGTATGTAGTAGTTAAATAACTTTTGAGCATTTAGGTCACCTAAATTAGCTCTCTTCATTGGTCGTTTATAAATATGTGATAGGATATGATTCCGTGTCATATATTCGTCATAAAGTATGGTTACTAGATTTTCTACACCTCTGAAAAACTCACTCATCTTAGCAATATCTTTTCTTACACCACCATATAGATTTTGAAATGTTATTGTCTTTGCTTCTGACTCTGTAACATTAAGGTCATCTGCTAACCTACCATAAACCGATGAGTCACCGAAGTCATAGTCAATTAATTTAGCAATCAACCTTGGGTGATAAGAAGCAAAGTCAAACTCAACAAATACATCGTTAAGTGGTGAAAAGGCTTTCCTCATATCAGGTGTAAGAGCAGCAAAGTTAAGATGATGTATGGAGTTAGATGGTCTTGATGTGGTTGTAAAAAAGTTATAGTTCTGATATATCTTTTTATTGTGAATATACTTTAACATATGCTCACCGAATATCTTTGTAAAGTCTGTATTTACTCCGATACCATTTTTTTCTAACTCACCGAAGGCATTTACAAAATCTTTATGAAACTTCATAAATGTTTTTTCATTAAACAGACTATCATACTTTGGAACTTTTTCACATAATTGTTCTATCATCTTATCTAACGGATAGTAATATGTAAAATCATCTTGGTCGTAAAAGTTATCCCATTGTATATGTTCAAGTGGTTGGTTTAGCATCCAATAGTTTAGGATGTCGGCACAATACTTAGGGCGACCAGCAAAGGAATAAGCATGTCCTACCTTCCAATCATTAATTAAGATACCTTCGTCTGCTGGGTAATCCATTTCTGTTGTTGTATGTTCGTAATGGTCAGCATAAACTAACTTATGTTCTATAGCATCATACATAAGAACTAGCTTGTTTAGGGGATGTGATTTTGACCAATTAGGCTTTGTAGTAACCATTTTTACCATATGGTAAGTTAAGGATAATTTAGTAGAAAGTCAAGTGTTATTATCTAGGTCCAGTACCAGTTGCAGTTGGTGGTCGATAATTTAATTCATAATCAAGCTCTACTTCTTTCTCTATTTCACTTGTAATCTCAAGTATAGATTGTAAAATAGTGTGATATTTTTCCCATATTTTATTAGATATTGATTTAACATCACCCTTTAAATATAAACTAGGTATTTGAATAACAGGAAATGATTTGATACAATCATTGTTAGTAAAATTTATTATTTTAAATTGATTTTCTAGTTGATTTTCATCATAATCTATTTTTGGATTTATAGGCCAGTCTATTCTATGTAAAAAATGAAATCCGCTTCCTTTCCAATATTCTTTACCTATATGTGTTGAAATTGTTTGATTGTAATTTGTTAAAAAAGTATCAATCGCTTCTTGAAATGGATCTAATCCAATTTCATTAAAAAAACCAAAGGTTTTGTAAATAGTGTTTAATGAACTTTGAATATCCCCATACATATCACCCACTCCACCTTTATATATTTGAGATCCTACCCAAACTTGTCCAGGATTAGCCTGTTCAAATACATCTACTGATGTCATGCTATTATCACCTACAGCAAAAAATTTAGGTAAAAATGCTAAACCATCTTTTTCAGCAGTTTCTTTCCATTTTTTCCAATCTATGATTTCATCACCTAGCATCAAATCACTCATAGCAATTAACCAAGCAAGAACTTCTTCTTTAAATTTAACACTTTTATAATTTCCGGACATTATGATAACTCTATTGGCTTTTGGAGGAAACTCTTTATATGTCCTAGAAAGTGCTTTAGGAAAGTAATGAACTAAATATGATTTCATAAAAACTTTTTCGATTATAGATAATTCTGTTTGCTGTAAAATCTCAAACCGTCTAACCATATTTTTTTGTTCTGGATTAAATAATCCACTTTGTTTTTCTAAACCATTTAAAATATCTTCAAGTAAAATACCACTAGGAACTACCTTTACATAATTGGATAAATCA